TTGTTTGCCCAGTTTGTTACTTCTGTTGACGTAGGTGCTAATCTAAATGGAGCATCACCAACAACAAATGCTGTGTCTTTTCTGTCTGCATTTAGAGTTTCTAAGTCTGTGATTAACTCTGGATAAGATGGTGCTGACAATAAGTTGAACTCTCTTTGTTCTTCTCTTAATGCAGTAGTTGATGCTACTGTTGATTTTAATGCTTCTACAACAACTGCTCTTTGTGCTTTTCTTCCCATGTTCGGAGCACCATTTATTTTCAATGGTGATTCAGACACCCAAGCATCCTTTTCAGTAGGTAGAGTTGGGAATGTAACTGCACTTGGAAAATTAGTTCTTGTAAAGTAATCTTTCTTAAATCTTGCAACGTTGTATCCTGAACGTCTTAGATTGAATCCTAACATGCCTTTTGGATATAGTGCGGCAGTTGGAGTATCAAGATCAGTATAACTGGATGTTAATAGATCAGTTATTAAAGTCTCCTCTGTGATTACATCTTTAGTTTCATTGTTGTGAAATCTAAAGTCTGCAAACAGTACGCCGTCTTGTCCTGATTGGTCAGTGTTGTCTATCAATACAAATTGTTGTCCATCCTCTTGTGAAGAATCGTATCTGTAAAGTCTTGGATAGTTTTCAAGATCCGATGAGTCTAACCAAAGGTCTCCATCAACCAGTGCTGTGCCATCTGACTGTGTAGTAGGTTCTGTAGCAGTGACTTGTGGTCCTTTTGGATCAGTGTTTGCTAGGTTGAATCCTCTTGCATCTGATGAAACATTCTGATAACCAGTAAATGCACTTCCATCATGAATTAAAATATCAACTTCATCAACAGTTGTGTTGTACCAAAGTTGTTCATTTGCAGGATCTTTTGCTGGTGCGTTTACACTTTGTATTGCTGTGTACACTGTGCCAGAGTCTGGTGTGTTTTGTACTGGAACCCAGTTTGATGCTACAAATGAAAATGCGTCACTACCAATTATTGTCGAGTAGTCATCTTTGTCACCTGCAGGTGCTGTGTACAAGTTTGCAATTTTTTCAGCACTTAGACTTGTGTTGTCACCGTATGTGTTGGCAAAGGTTGCATTAAATCCTAAATCACTCATTGGTGTATTTGAAGTATCTGAGAAATAAATGTTTCCGCCTTTGTCATGACTTACTATAATTCTTCTTGAACTAGCGTCATATGATGCAGAAATATGATCAAAGCCAGCCGCCGCTATGCCTGCCACAACATCATCAGCATCAGTGCCGCCTATTGTCACAGTTTTTTCGTTAAGAAAGTTTGAAGTGCTGTTTGTTTGAGTTGCACCATTCACAATAGTTTCTGCCATCTGTACAGTTCCTGTTGCTGTGATTGCTGAAGACTTTGTTGTAATTTTGTTAGAAACAATATTTGTGTTTGATCCAATACCAACTGCTCTTCTGAAAGTAACATAATCAATCAATTCACCTGTGTCTCTAGTTGAATCACCCCATTCATGTTCAGTAGTGTTCACTTGAACAAATACATCATTTACTGTTAGGTTTGATCCACCACCTGTTTTATCAAGTTGTTGTAATGCTTGTTCATGTGTTTTAAACACAGGAGCATTAACTGATTCAAACTGTCCAGCAGTTTCTGAATATTTTTTCAGTACAATATTTGCACCGCTGTTTGGTGTTGTTTGTTGTATCCATACAGATCCACTTGGTCTTGGTCTAGTATCTCCTGATCTAAATCCATGATCTTCAGTGTGTGTTCCAACGAATACTTTTGGTACATGCAGTCTATTTGCTGTACCTGTTGATATTCCTGCATCTGCAAATGGCGTACCTGAAACATCTTCTAATTCAATTGCCGCTAGTGCTAATGAAGATGAATCAGCCCCTGATGCTACAGGAATTGCATAAATTTCTAATTTGCCATCAACTGCCGCCGCTTTAACACCTTCAATGCCTTCACTGTTAATAGCTGCCGCAAATGTTGCCACAGTAGTACCTAGTGTAGCCACAGTTGAACCATTGATTGTAACTGTTTCTGAATTTACTATTGTTGGGTTAGTCGCTGTTCCTGTCACTACTGGATGTGCAGATGACCATGAAGCATCTTGTGTCGCTGAATCAGCTGAACCAACTCTTACCCAAGTGTTTGATCTTGTTTTGTAAAACAATCTGTTGAATGGGTTGGTTGCCACAATCGCATAATCACCAATTGACCCTTTAGCCGCAATCGGTGCCGCAGGTGAGCCAGTTGTTTCGTCTGTTGACGTAATGAAAATTGGAGTTTTGCTTATGAATGTTTGATTTGCTTCACTCCATTCTTTAATTCCAAAATTTGTGTTTGCTAAGTCAAACCAGTAAAAACCATCATTAGGTGTGCCACCAGGTGCATCTGCTGATCCGGTTAATTCTGAAGTGTTTATGTTTGCTCTTACTACAAACGCTCTGTTGGCAATACCAAGGAAGGAGTAAGCCGCTTGGAGGCCGTATTCATTCAGTTCGTAACCTTGTATAGGTGTTCCTGATGCGTCTGTGTAAAAAGTAGGATCGCCAAATGTTTGAGTCAATTCTCTCTGTGACGATACTAAAAATATTTCGTTTGCGTTGGTGCTCAGTGTGCCAGTGGCTGTGCCACTTCCTGTTCCTGATGATTTGTCTTGGGCAGTTGCTACTACAACTAGTGGTACTGCTCCTGGTACTCCGGGGACGTAAAAACTTTCGTCTACTACGGATACCTCTACTCCTGGTGATATTAATGCCATTTTTTTTATTACTCCTAATAATACTTCTGTTATGAATATTTATGAAGAAGCACTGATTTATATACACCGATTTTGCCATTTATAAAGAGCACCAAAAAGGTATACATAAATATGTGCGTGTTTAATGATAAAAAACAAACAAGACCATTGTGTCAAGAATGTAAAAGTAAGCCTGCGGCGTACAACTATCGTCGTGGAGATAAAATTTACTACAGAAAAAAATGTGACTCATGCATAAGAAAATCTAATTCATCTACTATATCAACGCCAGCATGGCAACGTTCAGGCTACACAAAAAACAGCAGTTGTGAAGTGTGTGGATTCAATGCAAGACATCCTTATCAACTTGATGTACATTATGTAGACGGTAACATGAGCAACAACAATGGGAGTAACTTAAAAACTGTGTGTGCTAATTGTAATAGATTATTACATGTAAAGAAACAAGGATGGCGTCAAGGCGATCTAGTAGCAGACTCTTAAAATCCTAACAGACTATCTACATCTTCATGTAAAGAACTTATAGTGTCATTATTTTTAATGAGAGCATCATATGGTTCATTTAACCAACGCCATTCGGAAGGATGCACACCAATTGGTTCAGCATTACCTTCTACGTAATCATGCACCCAATCTGGATCGTCACCACGTTGTATTCTCCAAATTTGTCCGCCAATACTCTTGATCATTTTTATTTCATTTGGGAATCTTACATCAGGTACAACCCAGTTTATATCTAGGTTGTCTAGTATTTTCTTCTTTGTAAGGCTTACCCATATGCCATCAAAAAATCCTTCACGCATACATTCTGTACCAAATCTTTGTAGCAAATATCTTGGTGATACTTCAAACCCTGCTTCAGCAGTCCAAAACGGATCTGCTTGTTCTCGCCACTGTCTGCTGGGTTCTGTTTTGCCTTCTAGCATGTCGCGATCCCAATCAAACATAGATCCTACTGCGTCTTTCAATTTGTCTGCAAATGATGTCTTGTGAAACTTATGATCTTTAATTAGATGTTCTGCGATTGTATCTTTACCTGAACCTATTAAACCACACACACCTATAATCATATACACATTATACAATAATATGTGTTGTGTGTCAATTAACCTATTATAAATGAAGTTGGCGTGCCGCCTTCTTGGAAGTTTCCTATTTGTTGTTCTAGCATCTGCATTTCATTTTGTGCTTCTGCCTTCAACGAATCACCATTAAGTTGTCCACCACCTTGTGGGCCAGCAATGGTTGTAAATTTTGAACGAGCTTCACCTAGTGTAAACTTAGCAATAGCAAGTGTATAATCTCTAATCCAAGGTTTTGCATAGATGTCAGTCAACAATATAAAGTCTGGTCTGTGATTGTACTGTTCAATCAATACTGTTTCATTAGCACGTTGTCTTCTGAATATGCTTAATCGTCTTGTAGGTTGATCATATTTAAAGTTAATGAATCCACCAAACATTCTAGCAACCAATTCTTGATATCCGGAAAACATATCATATGTTGCTAATCCGCCAATTCTGCCAGTTTGTAACAAATATATGTTAGTGTAGGCCAATTCAAATGGATCAAATGATGATCCGCCTTCCGATGATGAAGCACCACCAACTGTACGTCTGTATATTTTGCTAACGTGGATTACTTCTGCAGGCAGTGTATATTCTGTTTGATCTTTTTGCAGTTCCAAGAAACCATATGATTCTTCTGTTGAATTAGATGATCGTTGTCTAAATTTATCTACCGCAGTAATAAATGCATTTTCTAAATGTCTAGGATCAAGTTCAACTTCAACCATGCCATCACCTAGGCGTATCTTGACATAATCATAGATCTCTTGCTTGGCCGCGTTGATCTGGTTGTTGGTTGCTTCGGTTAATGCTGTATCTGCCATACTACTATTTATAGGCGTATTGATAAGGACGGTAAATATGTTATATGCCTAGACTATCACTATTCAAACCAGAAAAAGGTAATGATTATGCGTTTATAGATCGCAACATATCTGAAATGTTTCAGATAGGTGGTACAGATGCCTACATACACAAATACATTTCGCCCAACGATCAAGGCTCATCTGAAGACGCTACACAACCACAAAGATCAGGTGATGGTCTCAACGAACTGGCCATACAAGACATGTTGTTCTTAGAAAATAGAGATAGAAAATATGATCCTGATGTTTATCACACAAGAGTAATATACAATGTGTCAGATATAGATTTTGATCTGTCACAGTTTGGATTATTCTTACAAAACGATCAATTGTTTATGACATTTCATATCAAAGACATTATCGAAGCACTGGGTAGAAAAATTATGTCAGGCGATGTAATTGAATTGCCACATTTAAAAGATGACCATTCACTAGACGAAACTGACACAGAAACATTAAAAAGATACTATGTGGTTGAAGATGTATCCAGAGCATCAGAAGGTTATTCAAGAACATGGTGGCCACACCTATACAGAGTGAGAGTCAAGGGAATAACGGACGCACAAGAATTTAGAGATATACTAGGCGACAAAGATGAAAACACTGATCAGAAGACAAGAGATAAAGAACTAGAAATTAATGATGCAATAGTAACACAAGCAGAAACTGATGCACCGTTGTCGGGATACAACACTCAACAATTTCATGTTATGCCTACAGACGAAGAAGGCAAAGTTGCACTTGTTACTGTAGATGATGCTGACTTACTCACAAGTACAGGACACATCAACGTGGACAAAGTTTATGCTAATCCACAGTCAAATGGTTATATTGAGGGATACTTGACCGGCGATGGAATACATGCAAATGGTGAAACAGTTACATTTGGTACTTCATTTCCAAACAGTCCAATTGAAGGTATGTTTTTCTTGCGTACTGATTACGCACCCAACAGACTGTTTAGATTTGATGGGAGACGATTTGTGAAAATAGAAGATAATGTTAGAATGACAATGACACAAAACAACACAAGAAGCACAGAAAAAACAAGTTTCATTAATAACTCAAATGCAACAACATTGAAAGATGGTTCAAGCACTACAAGTGAACGTGTTGCACTGAGTAAATTATTAAAACCACAAGCGGACAATTAAGATGCAACATTTTTACGATGCTCAAATAAGAAGATACATTTTACAATTCATACGAATGATGAGTAATTTTTCTTATGTTACCGGCAAAAACTCTAAGGGTGTGTCGGAAACTTTACAGGTGCCAGTAAAATATGGTGACATGAGCAAACAGGTAGCACAGATTATCAAGAAAGGATCTGAGAACACTTTAATTCCGGCACCACAAATTTCTTGTTACATTACAGATATGAGATATGATAGAGAAAGAATGTATAATCCATATCATATTGATAAAAAACATATACGAGAAAGAAATATTGATCCTGCAACCGGCAATTACACTAGCGAACCTGGTCAAGCACATACCATCGAAAGAATTATGCCTACACCATTTGAGTTGTCATTTAGAGCAGATATATTTTCAACAAATACAGATCAAAAACTACAGATACTAGAACAAATTTTAGTGCTATTCAATCCAGCACTTGAATTGCAAACTACTGATAATTTTTTAGATTGGACATCATTGTCATTTGTAGAACTCACTAACATTAACTTTTCATCAAGAGCGATCCCGTCTGGAATTGCTGATGATATTGATGTAGCCACACTAGATTTTAGAACACCAATTTTTATTTCGCCACCAGCTAAACTAAAAAAATTAGGAGTAATAGAAAAAATTATTATGAGCATCTATGATGAAGACGCTGGCACAGTTGACGTGGACGGTATACTTGGTGGAAGTTTACTTTCAAGACAGTTTGTTACTCCAGGACAATTTGGATTATTAGTATTAGGCAACAGAGTTACACTATTAAGTCAAATGGGCAACGATACACGACATATGAATAATAAAGATAATGAAGCATTTAAACAAGACACAACACATGGAAATCGTACCAATTGGTTACAACTGGAAGCATTGTATTCAAAAGAATTTAGAGGCGGATTATCAACCATACAACTACAACAATCAGCCACAACTATCAATGGGGATGATATTATAATTGAAGTTACTGGAACCATTGCACTAGATCCGCAAGATGAATTAACAATGTTGATCACCATAGATGAGGATACTACTCCAACAAATACTATTAATGCAGTTGATGCTGTAATAAATCCTCAAACATATAATGCAACCAATGACGTTGCAGGCACAAGATATTTACTTACAGATGATATCGGTGATTCAAAAACTCTCGATGCAAACAAAACAACACCATGGGGAAGCCTTGTTGCACAGGCAAATGATATAATAGAAAAAGTTGGGACAGAATGGATAGTAGATTTCAATGCAAACTTCGATGGTTCAACTCAATTAGGTCTTGGATTGTTAGATTCATCAACATTTGTTGATAGCACACAAGGCATGGCTGGTGGTGACAGTTCTTTTACCAAAGTCCAATACGTTACCAACATCACAACTGGTATCCAATATAAATGGACTGGTTCTATTTGGGTCAAATCATATGAAGGATTTTACGAGCCAGGAACTTGGTCTATTACATTTTAAAGCATAAAATATTACATGAGTGAAATTACTGCTTCAGGCTGTTTGTTCTATGCTAAGTCTACTAAACGTTTTTTATTCTTAAACAGACAACTAAAACAAAAAGGAACTTGGGGCATGGTTGGCGGATCTACTCACGACACAGAATCTCCTTGGCAAGGTTTGCAAAGAGAAATAGTGGAAGAAATTGGTTTTCAACCCACCATATCAAAAACTATTCCGTTGGAATTATTTGTTTCTAAAGACACTCGTTTTAAATTTCATACATTTGTTTGTGTAGTGGATCAAGAATTTGTTCCAAAATTAAATGTAGAACACAGTGGCTATGCTTGGGTGAGTGTAAACGCTTGGCCATTACCACTTCACCAAGGTGTGAAAAAAACTTTACAAAATAAACAAATTGAAACAAAGTTACAAACTATTTTAGACTTAATAGTTTAAGATTTAGCATTCACATAACACAAAACAATTCCAACATCTTCTGTTGTTTTAT